ATGGATGCTTCAGCAATTATTGAATTCAGAAGAATTGAAAGTTTAAATGATAGTGAAGGGGAATTTATTTTTCGCACTACTAAAGAGGAGATTGAAAAAAATTTAAAAACCGGAGAATTTGATTTGTGGAAAGGTGATATTTTCTCAATCCAAACCGATGAAGGAATTAAAAAACACAAAGTACTAAGGGTAAAGTATAACCCTCTCAATGACAATAAACGTATTTATTTTGTAACTGCACTTAAAGACTAATATAAATTCCCCATTTTTATAAATGGGGAATTTAATTTGGTCAAATCAGTTTAGCATTTTCTGTAGCTTTTTCTTTGTTTTAGGTCCAAAAATACCATCAGCAACGAGTCCATGCATGAGCTGGAACCGCTTGACCGCATTCGCAGTTTTCGGTCCATAATAGCCATCAATCCCGTTGTTTTTAGCTCCCTTTTCAGGATAGAAATATACAGCAGCCAGAGCCTCCTGCAATGCTTTTACTCCATCGCCCTTTGTCAAAGGCGTGGTTACTTTAATAATGCCAGATGGCAAGTTAAATGATTTTTTAGGTTTACTCGTTTTTGGCTTGGATGACGTATTTTTGACAGGTGTCGCTTTCACAGGTTTCGCTGTTGCCTTTTTCCCTGTATGAGCGGTTGCAATACCCGCCTTGAAGCTGTCCCAGCGATTAAGCAGCTTTCGTGGACATTGTTTACCGCTCCATCTCTTATGAGGCACAACGTTGGCCAATGGAATACCTTGATCCTGCATCAGCTGACGAATTAGCCATTGAGCGTTCTCTACTGCCTTTTCAAAGTTACCATCAGTATTTTCACAAATTTCAATGCCGATCGACTTCATGTTACCTTTTCCCCGACCGTCTCCCGCATGCCATCCGTTTTCGTTGAGCGGCAAATGCTGATAGATGACACTATCATCCACAGTAAAGTGCCAGCTCACCGCTGTACTAGACCTTTTGACGAATGCAGCGTGACTTGCTGCGTTAGCTCCTTTTGCTGTATTGGCTGTATTATGGACCGTAATATATATCGGCTTCATCCCATTTCCTGGTCTGTTGCGGTTACCCTTAGGAATAAAATCCTTAATGATTTTTACCACTTTCATCGTCTCCTTTGATCAATTTTATATAAAAAGAGCCACCAAATGGCAGCTCTTTATTTTGTTAATCCTTTTTGTTTTAAAACTTCTTTTTGAAGCTTACCTTTATCGGTCACATAGTTATTTTTAAACCATGCGACAAGCGTAGTAACGATTGTGAAGATCATTGAGCCAGCAAGATACAACGTATCAGCCAGTGAAGTAACTTGATCTTCACTGATCGGCAAGATTGGCTTGCCAAATAGAATTAACGCTTGGTTGATCAATGCCATAAATAGAAGCACCGTGCGGATCACCGTGCCTTTGTCGAAGTTTTTCATAAATGTTCCCTCCTATTTTAAATTCCGTTCAATTTTATCGAGCTTGTCGATCACGACATCATACTTTTCACTAAACTTTGCTAACACATCATTTTGCGCCTCGATTTGCTCATTGAGCTTGTTTTCTCTTTCCTTTGTCGTGTTGAGAACATAAAACAATACCCAACAAAAAAGGACCGCAAAGGGTCCTTGTGTCATCAAATATTGCGCCAAATCCATTTCCACCATAATCACCTACTCCCTCACTTTGTACCCCCCCTTAAAGAAGGCAAAATAAAAAGCCCTTTTAGACTTCGTACTGTTCTCCCGTTATTTCTTGATAATCTTCTTTGTTAATCCAACCGATTTCTACATAAAAAGCAATATCCTCTGGACCATAACACTTCCAATCCCAAAACTGCTTTATATCCGCGACTGTTGGATATATCATGATTTTTCACCACCCTTCAACTCCTGCATCTCAGTCATGAGTTGAGCCAATTGTTTCGCCATTTGTGCTTCGCGCAGTTTGGCTGCAGCTGCTTCCTTTGACAGTTCAGTCAATTGTTTAGTTAACACCGCATTTTGCTGCTTTAGTAACTCAATATCATACGGCGGTTGCTCTGTTTGTAAGCTATCAATGTACTCCTGGCTTGCCGACTCACTCCATGTCTTGCTTGTGGGATTGTATTTCGCAATGTACAACCCTTCTTGCGGTTGAACGTCTGTAAACCCCTTTGGAATTTCAGCATCATCGGGTATTTCTTTATCCCCACCAGGTACATACTTGAAAACCTCATCGTACGCGTATATTGGCTTCATATGATTTATCCCTCCTTTGCTTTGAACATGCAGTTCACAACAATAAACTCAGTATTGCTGCTTGTGCTTTGTATGCAGAAACGGCCATCAGTTGCGATATATTGTCTACTATATTGAGGTCCTTTAAAACCACCGGTACTTGAAGCGACTCCAAGATTGTAGAAAGGAGCAACTGGTTCACATCCTTCTGGTAACATAAAGGCAGGTACATCACCTAATGTCCCTCCGGCAATTGCTCCCTTAACAGTAACAGTTCCCAGCGCATCCTTTGCAACACGTACCCGATAATCATTATTGACCTCAGACTGATATGTTTTCCAACCGTTGCCGATCGTAGGATACTTCCAATTGAGTTTTGCCTCTGCGTCAGTAAGAACACGTTTCCAACCTGTAAAATTCCTCTCTGTATGGACAGTTCCGACCCAATGTGAATTATCGAAACTCCTGCATACATGGATGTCTTTTCTAGTTACAGCAGCTTCAACATCAATATTGAACCAACCTGAGTCGTTTATAGTCGGCATGTTTGTAAGGTATTGCCCAGCTGCATAATAACGGCCAGGAGGCAATGATAAGACATCTGTTCCGTTTAATACTTTGGGGAGCGGTTTTCGTTCACCCGAATCTTGAGTCAATTTATAGAGTTGAGCATTGTTCCATTTATCTTGTTCAGCTATTGTCGGGAGCCTCGTCCAAGTGATAGATATATGGTTGGAATTATAGTAGAAGTAGTATGCATTACCTGACGTGTCTACCGCAAAGCCAGTCCCAATCTTATCTTGGCCAACTGTCTGTATTCCTCTTAAATAGGCGTTACTAGGGGCAGGGGAATCTTCTACCCCTGGGGATGCAATGAAAGTACAGGTCCCCTTGTCTTTTATCGCATCAAAAATACTTCCGTCAGTTGGAACAGAAATCAAGTATTTGCCGTCATCAGCTGTGATCTTATAAAGCTGCGATTCATTCCATTTCTTCTTCTCTACTGCAGATGCATGCGGCTGAGTATCGCCAATATGTTCTATGATCTGATCTAACAGTCCAGTATCATTTTCAAGTAATACTTTCACCATGTCATTGAACAGATCCGCATGAGCTTTGTCGCTTGTTTCAAAAGCCTTAGGAGATTTAATGTCCATCTATGAGCACTCCTTTCCTAGTAAATATCATCAATCTCAAAGATGAATTCGATGTCACCGTCTTTTTGCTTGTCCGTCATGGTGCGGATCGCAGTAAACTTTCCATCTTCATCAACAAGAGCCAATTCGTTGATGACTTCTCCTGCCAGTTCTCCTTCAGCGATGGTGCACGTGTACCGGATCTTCGCTGGCTCCATGAATTCGTATGAATCAATTTCTTTTTGAACAAGCTCACTCTTTAATTCTTGTTCTGTTCCATCCAGAGAGATTGGCTTTCCGTCCTTAGTTCCACCATTCCCAAAAGCCATCTTAACCACTTTTGTGAGCTTCGTTCCCTCCGCTCTAGCCTTCGCCATTTGTTGGCGAGCATAAAGCGTTGTAACAGTTAATTGATCAGCCATTATGATCCTCCTTTATAAATCTATTTGTTTGGACGTGGCAGCTAGATATTTTGAACCGTCTAGCGGTACTGATCCATCAAGCGTCCAATATTTCTGCTTAATGATTACACTTCCGCTTTGCTCATTTGATACATGAGTAGCCATGCGGAATGTCATTTTCTTTTTTTCTTTCCTAACATGGTTTAAGCGTGATCGAAGTGTGAGAGCTGCTTGTTGATACGTTTCGTGTTTGGCTCCTACCATGACATATCTTGTACGTACAAGAACTTTCATTTCTTTTTTGAGCTTCATGGCCAGCTTTAAAGATTGCCGGAAGCGCACTGGAATATCTGTTGAATTGCGCGATCCGCTCAAATAAAAAGTGCCATTAAGTAAAAACTCTCCATTTAACAGAATCGGGATGTGATCAAAAAAGCCCACTCTGCTGCGCAGTGTGAGCCGGTTATGATAGCCTTTGATTTCATGAACATCCGTATGATGAACGCTTGTGAATTTGTAAGCCAAGTGTGCAGGCTTTAAGTTTTCAAGCGTCTCCACAATGTATCTGGTGTTCTGCAGGTCATCCAAATTAACACGAAGGGAGAAATGATAGCGGCCTGTCGTTAGACGAACCACTGCGCTAGGGTTCTTCAAGAACCGGTTCACTGCTCTTTCTAGTGATGCATACGTGATCGGTGGAATGTTTGACATGAGATTCAATACACGTGCCCTGCGCAGCTCAATAGAATCACCTGATTCACGCTGCACCTTCAACATTCTTTCCCATCGATTAAGCCCCCATGTGGCAGTGAGCGGAAACAGTTGATCAGTCATATCAAAAATAGAATCGTCTAGCCTTTCCATCTCAGGAGCTTCGGATTTCATGAGCTCATCAAAATCTGTGATCTCTGTAAGATAAGCAGGAAGGTAAGCTTTCATTTCATCAAGCTTGCTCAATGACGTTCACCTGCCCTAGACGCGGAATTTCAATGTCCTGAAGCGGCAAGTTTTTGGCTTCACCGTTGATCAACACATCCGCATAATCAGAGACACTATCCGCATGATACAAAATGTCATTGATCGCTGACATTCTGATCACATTTTCTTCAAAGGCAAGTGATTTTAGAAACGCTTTGACCTTCTCTTCAATTTCCTCTTGTGCATCCTCAATGGAGTAATCCATTTTAAGCTCCACAGATACGGACACCTCAACATCTTTCCACTTGGCGCTTTCAATAGTGGCAGTAGCCCCGATTGGTGCTTGGCCTTCTCCTTCGCCTGGAACCGGATCAATGTACTCCTGCACCTTATTGACAAGCAGATCCGTCGCAACATCAAAATTCCCATCTGTGATGACAATTTTGACCGTTCCTTCTCCGTTCCAAAGAGGAAAAACCTTTGCCCTGCCAACTCCTTCTACTTCTTCAGCCCACTTTTTATAGTGAGCTTTGTTGGCACTGACAGCCTCCCGCCTTGCCCTCATCAAGTACCTTTCATACAGCGCTTCATCGTCTTCTTCTTCTTGACCAGGTATTTTCAGCTCCTCGAAAATGACTGATTCTAAACCTGGTATGTTATCGAGTGACAGGAGCGGCAGCTCTGCAAAATTCCCGTTCCCTATAGAACCCGCTGTTTCACTTTTCAAAGTTCCATCGGATTGAAATTGAAAATATAGACTATCAATGTAGAACCTTGATCCTGTTGGTATTCTGATACCTTCAGGCGAGACTTCAACGGACCATACAGCACTTGTGGCCGCTTTACGAGTGATCCCCACTTCAGCAGCTCGTCTATCTAAAAATTCTCCCTGTGCTGTATCCGCAAAGACAAGATCGAATACCTGATCTAGCCATATATAAGATTGAGCAAGTTCGGCAGCTGCAGGAGCCAACGCATTCCATATCACGCTGTTTTCTCTTTTATCTATGTCATCAGGTATTCTTTCCAACATGCGTTCCATGATGGCTTCATACGATTGTTCCTCAAACATCTCCGATCACCTCCTCGATCTCCAAGGTCCCTTCATCAGTCACCACGTCAAATACCACCTTAAAGACTGCACCCTCTTTAGTGATCTGAAAATCTTGCACACTTTCAATTCTTTCATCTACTAAAAGAGCTTCTTCAATGAGCCGCGGGATTTCCATCTCCTTGTATTCGTCCGTTGATTCTTCATCAGACACAGCTTCCTGCACTTCGCATCCTACGTCATGGCTATAAACGGCATGTGAATATCGTTCCGTTCGCAAAGCCATATAGACGAATTGGCGAATGGCATCGAGACCATTAATCTTTTCATTGGTTAGACGTCCTGACTCGAAGTCGATACGGTAGGTGGTCGAAGGTTCAACAATATCCTCTTCGTCCTCATCCAAATCCTCAATCTCTTCTTCAGGTGAAAGAACCATTATGAACCACCTCCTACTACTTTATCTAAGATGTAAAACGTTTGTCCGCCTGTCATCGCAAGGACCATGACACTATCGCCTTCTTCTAGCTCATCATCTTCCCCCTCGTCTAAGCGGGCTGGCCAGATAAGAAGTTCTTCAGGAATGATGAGTTTATCATTCTCATTGAGTCGAACACTAAGAGGGGAAACAGACACCACATCACCGAGTATCAATTCCATTGGTGATTGTGCATCAACAGCATCGACAGCCAATCGCTTAATTGCCTCGCTTAGTTTCATGTCTGGTTCCCCGTTGGGATCGTATTCTTTTCAACGACATCAATCGTCATGGTGTGTTTGGTTCCTTTAAATTCATGGCTGTCTTGATCGATCCAGTACGTTTTTTTGATACCGATATCAGGAATGATGATGCGTATTGGCATGCCGCTTTGTAATCCAGGAATACCTAGAGCTTGGATACTTTTGAGTTCTTTTTTCACGCCCTTTTTCTGTGAGAGACGAACATCAGCCCTCTTTTGCAGCTGTGCCTGATTGATTTCCCCTGACACTCTTTCGACGTGCTGCAGGATGCCGTATTTACTTCTAGCAGCACTATCATTCGCCACAGCCAACATCTCAATCTCTTTCTTTTGAGTGATAGTTTTCGGCTTCGTGGTTTTAGTCGTTCTCTTATCTTTTTCTTTATCTGTAGACTTCGATTTCTTTTTTTCCTTCTTTAAAACTTTGATTTTTTCCACACGTGTCGCTCTCATCTTCACACGTGTGGCCGTTTCCTCAATCGATGTGCTGTATTGATAATCAATGAGATTCACGCCTGATTCAATGACCCATACTTCGGACGGATCAGGCCACGCTCTCAGCCCCATCTTTCCTTTAGCAGAATAGATTTGATAGTTATGCCCTGTTTGCTTCTTTGTTTCTTTCAACGCCTGCAGGATGATGTCATAAAGGCTTGTATCGTTTTTGAATACAAGTGATTTAATGACATGGCCAGTGTTAGCGATCGACGTCATCGGGATCTGAAAATCTTGACCAAGCCGCTTCATTATTTGATCAGCTCTCTTATTTGAAAATACATACACATCCTGGTTCTTCACCAAATACTGAAGCATGTCGTAAGCAGTAAAAGTGAGCTTTTCGTCCTTCGGCTTTCTTGCAAATACTGTTCCTCTGAAAAGCTCTTTTCCCTTCCACTTGAAAAGAACCGTGTCACCCTCTTTGACGCTGTAATATGTTTGACTGCCCTGTTTAGTGATAATATTTGCCTGAATAGAGCGAGGGGCCTGATACCTTTGCCCCCGAAGTGTCACACTCTCTGTCACAAGCTCGTACATGGTTCCGCTTCTGATGGCAAAAAGCTCAATCAATGTCAGCCCCCCTATTGTGGTATTTTTAATTTTTGACCAGGGAAAATCCAATGCCCTGGTTGTCTAATATTGCGTCTACTTCGTTTGATCATCGCGGCTTTATTCGCATTCCAAATGCGGCGCCATTTTGTGCTATCACCATAGAAGCGGCCAGAAATATCCCACAAGGTATCACCCTTTTTAACGGTGTACACTTTAGGTGCGCTTTTTGAGCTGCGTTTTTTGCTGCTCTTTTTGGCTTTCCTTTTAATTTTTCTAGGTGATGCAGTTTTATATTCTTTAAGCTGCAGCGTGAATTCTCGATCACCAACATCATAAGTACCCTCATTGTGATTGAAGCTTTCTATGCTGCATTGCATATTTATTTTTGTCCCTGTGACAATAAAGCGTACAGGCTTTTTTGATTTCATGAATCGCTCTATTTTGGCGATCGCATTCTCTGGTGAAGGAATGCTTTTATATTCGGCAATCGGTGTATATTTCTTTGGAAAAAACGTTGTAAATGAAATTTGGCGAGCCCCTGGTACATCCAAAAATGTAAGCTCGCCAAATTTTGATACTTTGATAGATTCATTTTGTACGTTGTTGTTCAGTTCAAGTTTTTCAGGAAGGACAGGGAATCGTAATTTGTCCTTCCCTTGCGAAATCCAAAGTTGATATTTTGATTTAGCCATCGATCACGACCCCCTTCGTTCCTGTGTTGATTTCATTCTCTAACTCATCAATCAACATCTGTTTGATCTTCTCTGCAAGCCCTTCTGCATCTTGGCCATTATGATAATGCTGCTCACCATTAAAATTAATGATGATCTGTTTTGATCCACCAGAAGCAGAAGGTGCATTCGTTGTGCCAGCTGTTACAGTTTGCACCTGCCCTTGTGAAAGCTCAGATGATGCAGTGTTGGCCGGATCATATACGTCCATTCCTAAAGCCTGTGCAGCTTGAGCCAACAAGTAGCGACCACGTATGCCTCGTTCTTCAGGAATAATCCATTCACGCTTGTTTCCTTCACCGACTCTAGCTATCTGTTCCTGAGTGATCAGTCCCCCGTTTGCATAACCCTTATATGGTCCACCGTTTCTGATACTTCTCAATCCAGGCGTGTTGTACACATTCCCATATCTGCCTTTGATGTAATTGATAGCAGCTGCAGCATTATGGATCGGGTTCCAGATGTCGTTCATGCCGCTTGCCTTATTAGAATTAAAGGTCGGATCAATGGTCTGCATCAATCCTTTAGATGGCGTTCCTCTTTTGGCGTTTGAATCCCATAGGTTGATCGCTTTCGGGTTTCCACGTGACTCATGCTGCGCGATCGTCATCAAACCAGGTAACCAGCTCATAGATGTACCGGTTGCCATCAGAGCTGCCATAAGCCATTGTTGAACACTCAGATTAGATGCGCCCATTCCACTAAATGCAGCAATTAAGGAACCGGCTTGATTCTCTGCGAATTTCTTTACATCAACTGAATCAAGACCTTTGACGACACCGATTGATGCGAATTTCCCAAGACTCATCATGACACGTGAAGGAGAATGAATATCTAATTCTTCTCTAAACGCCTGTTCTACTTTCTTCGCCATGTCCTTGGCCGCTTGTGTCACTTCGCTTCCTTTTGACCTCATACCGCTATTGAATGAGTCAATCAGTCCACCGCCCCATGTAGGTGACTCTTGTCGGGCAGATAAGAAAGGTTGTCTTACATTTTGATCTAAGAATTGACCTGTGCCAGTTGGTGTCATGTTTTGACCTGCAGCAAAGCCGGTGACAGTTTGCGCTCCATACTGCGGAGTCGATGTCTGAATTTGAGTAAATGGTTGCTTGATATTGGCTTGTTTCCACTGTTCAAGCGAAACGACTTTGCTGTTTAACCCTTTTTCAAAGTCAGTGCTAAACTGTTCCCCGTATTTTGATGCGTTGCCCGCGTCTCCAATTGATACTGATCCACTTGCAGAAGTGGAAACTGCTGAAGCAGCTGCCGGTCTCATAGGAGATGATGAGCTTGCTGGAGAGGTTGGTGATGCACCGTTTGGCACAACAGACATTCCAAGGTGAGAAGCAGCCTGAGCAAGCAACATCTTTCCTCGACCTTTATTGTTTTCAGTCGGGATGACAAACTCTTTCCCCGCTTCACCTATCCATGAAAGTGTTGGCTTTGTGATATAACCACCGGTGGCTTTCTGATCTGGCTTTTTCCCCTTAGTAGGGATTTTTTTATATCCTGTCTTTTCTTCACCTGTCTTTTCAAAAAATTTAAATACATTTCCGTTGGTTTCTTTAATTTTACCGACTACATTTCCTACAACTCCAAAGATTCCTTGCCATGTCTTTTTTAAGTTCTCAGCATGCTTTTTTAATGGATTAAATACTTTCTCTTCAAACCATCCACTCACTGTCTTCCAGATACCTTTGATAATTCTCCAGGCATCTTGGAATTTCTCCCACACAAAGGAAATCGCTGGTTCTGCATATTTTTTATATGGTTGCCACACGTATTCATCAAACCATTTGGCAAGAATAATCCAAGTGGTTTTAATCCAGTTCCACGTATTTTTAAACAAATTCCATATAAAGATAATGGCTGGCAAAGCGTAAGTTTTAAACGGTTGCCATACATACTCATCAAACCAAGTTGCAAGTATCACCCATGTTGTTTTAATCCAGTTCCATGTACCTTTGAATAGATTCCAGATAAACATGATTGCTGGAATGGCATATGTCTTAAATGGTGTCCACACATATTCATTAAACCATTCAGACAATACTCCCCATGTCTCTTTGATCCAATTCCATGTATCAACAAGTTTATTCCATACCCATCCAATGGCTTCTACTGCATATTTACCATATGGTTTCCATACCTTTTCCATGAACCAAGTTGATGCAACACCCCATATGGTTTTAATAATGTTCCAAGCAACGGTGAAAACACCAACCACAAAGTTGACGATTGGTACGACAAAGTTATAAATAGGTATGAATACGTTTTCCATGAACCAGTTAGAGACTTTCTCCCAAGTGGTTTTAATTTTTGTCCATGCTTTTTCAAAAAAACCACCAATTGGTTCAGCAACGTTGTCATTGAACCAAGTAGAAATATCTTTCCAAGTATCTTTAATCCACTTGATTGCATCCTCTGACCATTTGACGATCTCATCCCATTTTTTCTTGATGGTTCCGTTGTCGAACATCTTTCCAATCCATTTGCCAAGATCACCGCCAAAGATGCTTCCTAAGATTCCACCGATAGCTGTACCGATACCAGGTGCGATCATTGTTCCGATTGCGGCTCCACCAATACCGCCACCTAGATTTCCTGTGAACCCACCGATCTTCTCGCCTTTATTATCATTGTTCATACCGATTAACTCTGTTGCGGCAATCAGTGTACCGAGAATAGGAATGCGTTTTCCAATACTCTTTGCACCTTTACCGAGATTTCCTAAGAATCCACCGCCACGCCCTTGGTTTGGCGTTGTTGGACGTACCGGTTCCCCTCTATTGATCCAAGGCTGACGATATTCAGGAGGTCGTTGGTTCCTTGGTGGTCGCCCTGCTCCTCCAGAACCTCCAATTACACCACCGCTCGTTCCTGCTCCCATTCCTCCTCTTAAACCTTTGCCCCATTTGTAGGCAGCAAAAGCGCCAGAAAGAATGGATTTGAGCGGCTTTAATAACGTGGCCACTTTTCCGAGGAATGCGAGTGCAAATGCATTGGCAATCAAAGCACCAGCAATTGATCCTTCTCCTGTTAGGGCATTCCAGTTGATCTCGCCAATTTTCTTGGCGATCCGAATACCTAATTGCACAGGATCAAGAGCTTCAAGAAACGATTCAATGAATATCTTTCCTGCCTTTGCTCCTGCATCAGTGAAACTGTCCTCGGAAGATTTGTCATCAATACCAAGTAGACCGTTGATAACACCGTTTATGATGCCGCCGTAAGTCTTCCCGACATTCTCGGCCATTTTGAAAAGACCAGGCTTTCCTGTCTTTTCCCACCATTGGCCAAAAACGTCTTTCGTATTATCAAGAACGAGCTTCCACCGAGTTTCAAAGTCCATTTTCCTGTATTTTTCTAGCTGTTCAAAGTGCTTCTTCAGTTTAGGGTTGTCTTTAAACTTGACCTTCAGTTCTTGTGTCTGTTTCTTGGTTAACTTCTCACCAGGGAACAAGATTTTGAACTGATCACCAATAAATCCGAAAACACTCTTTGTCGGATCAAGGAAGCTGTTAGCAAATTTCTTGCCCGTCTTTTCAGCTTTATTGGAAAGATCGGTCAGTACAAAGGAGTATTCCCCACGCCATGTTCTAAACGCTTCAAGAGCGGGTTGGAACGCAGCTGCAAGCCCTTTACCCCAAGGCATAAGGATGCTGTTGTTGATGAATGATTTGACACCCAGAAATAAGTTGGCCAAGTTGTCCGACATTTTGATCATCATATCGTTGTATTTGCCAAATTCCTTCGTTACTTCTGGCCAAGTTTTATTTATGTCCTTGCCGCTCTTTGCAAGCTTCTCTAGTTTCCCTCTGGCATCACCAGAGATCGCCCCCATTTCTTGCAGAGCTGCCGTTGCGTCACCGATAGGACGCCCCGATTTAATGCCGTCATATAAACGCCCCATCCATAACGCAACTTCGGAAAATGGCCGTTGAACACCTGCGGCAACGTCCCCTACTAGCTTCATTCCTTCAGTCGTAGAAAGGGCATTGCCCGTAAATACTTGGAGGACGCGAGATGACTCGAAAATCTCATCACGAGTAAATGGCGTTTGCCCGGCAAAGGCTGTCAGCTCGTCCAGTCGTGCATCGGCTTTCCCTCTGCTGCCTAAGAGAGTTTCAAACGCAGTGGTCATGTTCTGTCGATCCGCCACCATTTTAAGTGGCACAACAATACCACATGTTGCACCGGCTCCTACTCCAAGCAAACCAAGCGTACTGGTGACAGCTGACACGATCCCTCTCAATGGCTTTGTGATTAGGTCAAGGACCTTAATTGTGGTTGTGTAAGTCCGTCCCAAATGGGTATTTGCAAATGAGACAGCCCCACGTACTGGAGCAGTGAAACGATCAATCGCGTTGATCGCCACCCTGTATTCTGTACCCAAGGTATTCCGAGTATAAGACGCTATACGGCTAACTGTACGCCGGACCATATCAACAGCTCTAATGGTATAGCTGTACCCTCGGCCAAGCTGCCGCGCTGCATATGAAGCAATACGTTTGATCCCTGCGGTTGCCCGATCATAGACCGTTATGGCAAACCGCTCTACTTTGCCAAATTTACGATCGATGTAACGACGCAACCGGACAAGTCCTGGTGTTGCCTGATCTTTAATACGCATCAGCACGCTATGAGTACGCGGCATCTTGCGTTGTAAGAAGCCATTGAACTTTCGTAGTGCTCTTGTGGCCAGATCATTTACATCAAGCGTCAGCTGATAAGTTCGCGCAAGATCGCGCAATACAAACCGCTGCACACGTCTTAATGCAATTGTGGCATTGTCCCTGATTCTTAAAGTGATTGGCCGCTCTGATCTGCGGCGCAATCTATCAAGGCGTTCTAGGTCCCCTCTGATCAAACGCAACTTACGCGTGATCCGGTCTTGTAATTCAAACCGAGCGGTTAAACGAGCCATGTCTTATCCTCCTTTCTTCGATTCCTTTTCAAGCACTTCTAATTTATGGGCTATTAACCCAAACAAAAAGCCCTTGAAACGCCTTGGCGCTTCATAGACCTCTAAGAGTTCAGACGGGGAGTAATGAAGCTCATGCATGCAGTAATACAGATACACAGCCTCTTTGTTCCCGTCTTTTATTAGTTTTTTGCTTCTGTTTCAAGGTCCTCAATTTCATCTTCAAAACCGTTAACCTCAATGGCTTTGTTTAACCAGTTCGCATATTCACCACCGACAGACAGGACACGCTTTGCCACTTCGACTGGATCTTGTGTGCTGTATGCTTCGCGCAATTCTTTTGACTTAAAGTCAGGATAAATAGTTGATTCAACCGCAATACGTGCATAGAAGCGTTGAGAATCCAAGTCTTTCACACGTCCGCGACCTTTGACATTTTTGTAAGTCGTATTTTCTTTCTCCAGTTCATCGATGCGCTCAGTTGTGATCGCTTTGAATACGAATGGAATCACTTCACCTTTCTTATCAACAAAGCGCTTTGAAATGATTGATTTGATTTCTTCTGTTTCCGCTGTTTGTCCTGGCATGAAGAATGAAAGATCATATACGTTGTTTGTTTGTTTTTCGCTCATGTTTAAAAACTCCCTTTGATTTGTTTTTTTGAATACAAAAAAGCACATCCATTTTTTGAATGTGCTTTCCAATCTTTTCATGTATAATAGACATCGTACAATTTATCAAGGGACGGTCTGGCTCATCCCCGTTAGAAAGGGGGTGATGCTCATGTCAACGTTTGAAGCGATTAGTCTAATGATTGCTTTTGGGATTTTTACCGTAAGCATTCTGACATTCGTCGTGACACTGTTGGCACTTTTTAAAAAGAAAAAATAGACCCCCCTTGAGCTCGCCAAAAGTAAAAGGGTAAGTCTATTTTCAAAGATTTTTCTAACTTTGGAACAAGTCAGCCCTCTTGATAGGCCAAAATTGTACGATTCAGCTAGGATGCTACCAACATCCTGGCTTCTTTTTATTCTACGCAAGTTGCGATTTAGATAAACCAACCGCAACAAATAATTATATATTTAAGTATATAATTCTACTGTTAATAAATCAAATACGAATTAAAAACTATCCTTCAGCTTCTCAGGAAGATCAAAGTCCTCAAACGTGAAAGGAACCTCTTCTTCAAGTGCTTCTGAATCCACATCAAGCCCCGCGATCTTTGCAGAATCAAAGTTCACATCAAACAATGTGACACGCTCAGTGCCACGAGCGGATGATTTGTCATCCAGAACAGCTTGAATAGTGAAGTATGGGTCTTCCCCTTTCTTCACATAGTTGAGCATGAGCTGAACGAAACGTGATGTGACTTTATAGAAAGTCGCTGTGCCAGTACCATTCGCACCGGTTGTCTTGTGACCGGTCATACGACGGCCCATAACGTTAACTTCTGATTTGTTTTTCTCCACGTTTGCTTCAAAGGTTTTGATAAATGCCAATTCCTCACCATCGAGAAAAAGACGCCCTTCCTTACCTGAAATGGTATTCTGCGCTTTAAAAGCCATCTTATTTCACCTCTACATTGAAATAGAATTTTTCAGCTGCATCAACTGGTTGAACAGCTAGATCAATCAAGAAACCGTCACGATCTTCATTCAAGCTGATCGTGATATCCGTTTCAGAATCAAAGCCAGTGATTCCAGATCCATCTTGGAGCTGCGTGAGATATTGCGTGATGAGTGTTTTCACAAGCTGCAGACCATCATCCGATGCCGGAATGTCATTTCCATTTGCTTTGCGTAACTTAATCAGATCCTTCAATTCACGTGTGAGATCATTGTTGATCGCATCAAGCACACGAATGATCTTGTTTTTAGCGAATGTCTTGTTCTTCTCGGTTGTATAAGTCGTTAAAGAGTTAATGTCCTTCTCGACGCTCACTGTGCGATCACGCGCATCAAACGTGAACAAGAATTCGCCTTGTGATAAACGGTATTCCACTTGATCATTATCAAGGCGCTCTAATGTATCAACAGCCCCTTCATATTCAACAAAGGTTAATGACTGATTGAAGTTGGCTCCTGCCGCTGCACCGGCAACCCATGCAGTTGCTTTTGCTGGCGTGATCTCTGTGCCGTCTTCTAGCAGAACGCCACTTGTGACATTGATAATTCCCTCGTGATTAGCTTCATAGTTCGGTAAAACACCTTGCACCTTACGTCCTTGATCATCACGCAGACGCTTGACGAAGGCCACAAATGTCGCTTTTAACTGCTCGCTAGTGTTATTAGGCAGTGAAATTACGTCAAAGTATTCTGTTTCAGCTTCTTCTAAAAAAGCTGTATAGTCTGCGACACTTGGCACGCCGTTTTTCCCACCGCTCAGTGTTACACCAGCAGTGATTGTCACTTCACCTTCACCAGAGAATGAAACATATTTGTTTTGCTTCAGCTCTTTGACATCAGTGACAACCTGCTTATCAACAATATCTGTACCAACGTAAGTCACCACATCACGCTTGGAGCTATCCAATACATTTTCAGTAACTTGGATCGTGACCTCATTACCTTTTTGTCCACCATAATTGGCAAGAACGTTGAAATTCTCGCTGATCTGAGCCTTTGCAGGCTCCCCTTCATTCAAGCGATAAAGCAAGACGGTTTGTGCTTTTTTCTTCGCTTCTCGGAAGAGCAGCAGTGATTTGTCATCGATGTTTAATCCGACTTTTTTATTTAAGTCCTCGATGCCTGAGATAGAGATGAACGTCTTCGGCTCTCCCCAGCTCATTGTGATTGGTAGTGCAACGGTTCCGCGATCACCTAACGTGATACGCTGCTGTGCTGTGGTTTTGAAATTGAAGTAGATACCAGGACGTTTTTTCTCTGTACCTGGTGTAAAAGTACCTCCATTCATGCTTAAACCTCCTTAGACAAAAAAGCATCAATCTGCTTTTTCGCTTCTGTTTTTGTAATTGGTTGATCTTTGATATAAAAAAGAGCACCTTCAAGGATTTCAGGCTTTACGCCAAACAATTCCTTGCTGTGCTCTTTCAAGGCTTCAAATGAAAATGCCGCTTCTTTAGTAAGAACAGGTGCGGCTTTTTCTTCTTTCACCTGTGATTCATTTTTATTCTTGGCCACTTTTTATCACCCCATCTGAAAAATTTATGTCATCTAGGCTCGGCTGCTCATCTCGGTTGTACCAATAGGCACTATCCCATGTGAGGACAATCGTTGCCACGCCTTGATCAGCAATTCTTGTCTCTGCCCTCTTAATGCGAACATATTGATCAAGCGGTTCACCTTCTACACTGACCATCTGAATGATATTCCGATCCGCTGATAAGGCATCTACTATCGACTCCGCTGCATCATGAGCCTGTCCAGAATCTTTGTGAAACACTTTAATATGCAGCGTGTATGTTTTGAGGAACGTTGAAACAGTATCGTTTCTTGTATTGACCCATGCTGCTGGAAAGTACATGGATGGGACCTGAAATTGTTCAGGAATTTTCTTTTCGTAAACCTTCACCGGAAACTGCTTGTAACAATAATTCATGATGGCGCCGACTTCTTGATTCATCTAATCACCGCCCAAATTTTTCATCGATCCATTGCTGCAACTTGCGATCTAGTGATTGTTCAAACATCTGCCCGAAGATGCTTAGAGCATTATCCCAATAGCCGCTGCCCTCAACCCACTGGAACTTTAGAAGCATTCCTGTTTCAGCGTTTGGATCGTATTCAAACCGGTCACCAAACCATCTGCCAGGAACCCATCGTCTGTCCTGATTCTTGGAGGGATCAATAGTAAAGTGGCCATCGTTTGTGTAAGATGCATATTCCAAGTTGGTCCCTACATCCAAGGTAAGACCACCGCTGCTCATAGAAAATACGTTTTCTTGGTCTCCCTTTTGGAATGAGTTGAGCAAACGTCGAGCATCCACTGTTTTTGTTCGGATAACTTCATCCTGAACAATATCTAGGAACTCATAACCCATTCCTTCAAGCCACTCTTCATACTCTGCTTGCAAGCCGCCATTCACCGCAGCATTCAAGTCCTCTATGAATTGATCAAGACCATCAATCCTCATAGGCTTTCACTCCTCATCGCTACCACCTCTATATGATGGTTCTTGATCTTCCTTGGCTTTTGCAGTTTCAATGTAATACCTTCCCATACTACTTTGTCATTTAGACGAACATCAGCGGTAATAGGAAAATGAACAAGGTACGATTGATGAATGATTGCGTTTGGCTCCTGCTGTGTGATGTTTTGATTTCTCTCTGTGAAGTAACATGCTTGATCAACTTGATCAGGCTCATCAGGATATGAAAAGACCGGCTGCGCATCTTGAACTGGCACGCCAAAACGATCTTTTGACAGCTGCTTATTCTGTAGATGGAAAATATCGCATCGATCCGTTAGCAATGATTGATAGCTCATAGCGATCTCAACCTCATTCTTACACTTGCCGGATCTTCCGGTGGATCAATTGGCTCAATGAAATCTATCAACAGGTTATACACATCTGGCTTTGTAACGGCGTCCCCGTCTGCCAGTGTGTAAGAGTAGTCGCCAATCTTTTCCGACTTGTACCCTTTTATGATTGATTCATCACCGTTAATAAGTGCGAAGAACTGCGCCATTTTAATCAATGCGATCTTTGCCTTTTCAGGAAGCGGCTGATATTTTTCACTTGTGAACTCATGACCTACGATCTTAAATACCTCAGCTTCAGCTTCGATGATGTCACTTTCCAATAGTTCATCCGAGCGGTTTTTCACGCTCTCGAATACGGTATACGCCCTAACATCTTCAGGAGAGATCAGCATCAGCCTTACTCTCCTTTTTTTTCTTGTTGCTGTTGATGCTCAAGGATGAAGGCAATTCTTTCACTCTTATCTTTGAGCTGAGTCGGATCGCCGCCAAGATCAATAACAATGGCTTCTTGTTCAGTTTTGTTCATGCCCTTCAGTTCTGATTCAGTGTAGGTTTTTGTTTCTTGTGCCGGTTCTTCTTCAGTCTCTTTTGGTTCTTCATCTTTCACAGGCTTATCATCATCAGGAACATCAAGCTGCTTACAATCAAAGAACTCATTACCATTGAGATATTGAAATACCTTTTTCTCAATCTCTTTCTCCTGATTTAAAAGAAAGACATGACCCATTACAGAGTATGTCTTTCCTTTGATCAAAACCGCTGTATACATATTGATCACTCCTTGACCTTGATGATCTTAGCAACAGCATCTTCTTCCTCAAATTTGCTGTCGAGCTTCGCAGTAAGGACGATAATGAACTTACGATTACGGATGTCTTTATCAACCTCAATACGGATATTACGAGAGAAGCCCAAGATGATGTTTTTTGGATGAGTCAATAAAATATCTGAAACATCTGTGCCGTCCGCATCATACGGTTGCATATTTGCAATTCCTTTGACTGGAACACCGAATGCAGAAGAAAGCCCACCTTGTACTGCTGCATCTCCTAAATTTGTTTGACGATCCGCTACTTTGTCTTTCCATTCGACCTCTTGCCCTGGGGAAGAATAGAAACGGAACTCTTGTGGGACTCGCAAATATTTTGGTGGAACAGCTTTGTATCCTTGTTTGAATACTTGGCGTGTAAGTGGTTCACCAGCAACATCTACGATATGAGATGTCGCTTGCTTGCGGATACCATCAAGCTGCGCAAGGTAAGTATCAGATGAAGATGTATCACCATTTAAGATCAATTCTTCAATATCTACTGCAGCTCGTTCAGCCAGCATTTGCATGATGGTGTTTTGCAAAGCATCGCCCTCGATGTTGTTTTCAAGTGTGTCATAAGTAATATTCACTTCTGCGATGACTTCTTTTGCATTAAGCTCCACAGTGCTTGTTGTTGGTGCAACTCGATCACTTGCTGGAACTGCTTTTCCTTCCACACCAGGACGAAGAATCCGCTGACCAAAACCGATTTTTTCGATTTTTTGTGCATCGCCATCCATCGGAATGACACGTGCATCTTGCAGCAATGTTGGTGCATTTTGCACCATACGAATAAATGTGCTAGATTGGGTTGGATTCATTAGACCGCCTGTTTTTAACGTCCCAAGCGTCACTTCCGCTTTGTTAATTACCTCTTGATTTCTCACTCTAGTTCCTCCTTTTTCTCGGCTTAAAGCAAGCCGCCCCATACCGTTTCAGATTTTTGTACGTTTTGTTGTTGTGCATCCTCTACACCATTACCTTGCGGACGTGCTTTTTCAAGCGCTTCGACTCTTTCAACAACTGGAGCCAATGCCTTTTCTACAGCTGCGGCCATTTCTTTTGCAACAGCTTCATCTGGTTGATTTTCTTGCGGATCAGTTTGCTGCTCGCCTTCTCCTTTTTCAAGGTCTTCCAGTCGTTTTACAACCGGTGCAATTGTGTCATCTAGCATCTTTTGCAGATCTTCTTTTTTCACGTCTTCTTCCTCCTCCTTCTCTTCCGCTTGACTTAGTAAGTTGTCAATAGCGGCTCTTGCATTTTTTAGCTCATTCAGATTAGCTGCTGAAAACTTTTTACCTGCTTTTGCGACAGCTTCAGGTGGATCAGTTTGAATCCCAGCCAAGTCATCAGTAAGCAGAATCTCTTGTGTAATTTCCACAAAGTCTTGTAGTGCTGTCCTAACCTTTTCAGGATCAGTCTCCAAGCCTTCGTCATCGTAAGAACCCCATTTAAATAAGACAGAATTCAAGGCATCTTGTGCCGCCCAAAACTCACGACGCATGCGGTCTTTGTCGTATCTGTTCTTTACTTCTCCTTTTGATAAAAAGAAGTTTTTGAGCAAAGAAAAAAGCCCCTTCTCATCAGAAGCTGGCTTGTGATCCTCTTGTTTACCTATGTCTGCTGTTCCAGCCATTGAGTAGCCTGTAATGTGACCTTGCTGAATTTGGTCCCAGATATCTTGTGATGCCTTTGTCACAAGGACCCACGATCCTTTCTTGATCATCTCATCGCCCATTTCAAAGTCAGACGGAGCAATGTACGATTCAACGACTTCCCCGACACCGCCTTGGAAATCATGCTGCTTGTCGATCTCACGTGCATCCTTCAGGAACCCATGAGCGGCTTTTTCAATTTCCTCTGGTGTCATGTAATCTCCATGTGCATCAGCTACGTTGGGTTCGTATACAATTCCATAAACAAGACGCTGCGCATCATCAGCCTTTGCAATGACCTTGATCTCTTTTTGAAAGTCATTTTCTTTTTCTGACTTAACGAAAAAAAACTGCTTTTGATTAGCAGCCTTGTCCACGTATGAAACGTGTGTGATCTTCGCATTTATCAATTCGCGTGGCAATTCATTCACCTCCTTTCAAAAGAAAAAGACCTCACTATGAATTAGAGGTCTTTGATTGAATTTCTTTTATTTTATTATCAAGAACAGCAATTATCTTACGAGCATTTTCTTGATATTTTTCTTTCGCATATTTATATGTTTTATTAAAATTTAATTTGTCATACAAGTCATTCAAATCTTCAATAACTTTATAGATTTCCTCCGTTATGATGCCTTTATCAAATAAGTATCCTGCATAATACGTTATTGGTTTTATTTGATGTTTAAAATTATTCGTTGAAATGTCATGATCAGGTTTTACACCAACTGTATATAGATCAAAAACTTTTTGATCTAGCTGATTATTTAGTTGTTCTATGGTTTTTGATGAATTAGACAGCTGATTCACAAGTTTTTCGTCTACACCTACTGAATCAACAATGTCGTTTGTATTCTTTGTAACTCTATCAGCTGAGTCCTTTAATTCCCTAATAATTTCAATATTTCCATACTTAATTGATACAACATCATCAAGCAGTTTTTTGATTGACTTCTTTAAGAAAAATATAATTAAAACTATTGCCATAGGCCATGCAATCGAGTTTATTACACTCGATACTAATTCCATCCAATTCATAAATTCCCCTCATTCCCAAAGTAATGAGGATATTATACTATTTCATTCCATGTTTTGTAATACTCTTCTTCTAATCTCTTCTTTTTCCTCAGCTGACAAACCTAAAATGACTGGGTCAACCACAGGACCCACCGCACAATGACAATTTACTCGCTCTTTTGGCGTGAGCTTGTGTATCTCTCGGAAACATGCACCGCTCTCCGCTTCCTGGTATCTCAAATTCTTCATCGAGGGGAATGATCGTGCCGTCCAGCTGCACATGACTTTCTCTGGACTGATTCTTCTTCCCGCCACTGTGCTTCCATCGCTTTGCCGTCACAGCTGGAGATTGGACATAGGATTCATGTTGAGCAACGGAAGAAGCGGTCAACACTTCTGTGACCGCCGTCACACGTGCGCGCTTGCGGCTGAATTCAGGAAGGTCCTTCAGCTCCAGTTCAATCTCTTGGATAGAGCGACCTTCTTTTATACCCTCTTTCAGCGTTTGCTCAATGGCTGTATGAGTATTCAGCTGCATAAGCTGCGCCAACTCCTGTGACCATGATTCAATCCACTGTTCAGTTTTCTCAGAAAGCACCTTGAATGGAATATCTGCATCGATGGAATGCATGATCTTCTCAGCCAGCTGCGTGACTGTCAGCGTCAAGAAAATGGCCGTTTCTTTTCCAAATAGCTCCGCAAATTCATCAGCTGCAAACAAGTCATTTTGAAAGAACGCTAGAATTGATTCTAACGTCTCCGAATCGTCCTTGGATATAAAACCATTCAGAGCATTTAAAAACGTCCTGCGCTGCAATCTGAACAATCTAGCGATGGTTTTCTCATATTCCTCCACCAAAGAAGGGATATCCTCCAGTTCAGGGAAATCAGCCACTGCCGCTTTGAGTTCCTCGACCTCATCTGCCTCCGCTTTTTGTACAAAGGTATTGATGTTTTTTATCAGCTGATCGATCTTGCTCATTTGCGGATCTCCTCTAGTTCATCCCTGACATCTTTTAAGAGATGAATCAGATCTTCTTGGGAACCTGCAGACTTTTGAAGAACCGTATCAAGAAAGCTATTTGATACCTTTGGCTTAGTCTCAATCGGTCGGTGATATTCTTCCTCTGGCCATTCTTCAAGTGTCTTACCAAGAATACGGCCAGCCAGATCACGCAGGTCATTCGGTGAAACCGCTCCTGCTTGAATAAACGGTGTAAGAACCTTTGCAATTTCGAGCGGATCACGAAAATCAGGACCATTTAATATGAGTCGCACATGCCAGAGATCAAGATCAGGAAGAAAGAGTGTATTGAGTTTGCCAGTGATGATCATTCTCTCCGGCTGGAATACCTGTTCTTCTGTCGTTTTTCGAGCGGTGTCAGCTGTCGCCTTGTTATAGTCCTGTGATTCGCCTGTGTAGATCGGCGGCAGACGGAATGAGGAACGTATCTTGTTTCTCGTCTTCTCATCATATTCAAGGAACAGCGCATCCTCCTGAAGAATCTCCGCCAGTGATTTTATTTCAACTTTCACAGGTGCAGGGTCTTCGTCATTGCTTACTTCGTCCTTTTTCTTTTTAGGAATCCCTTCGACTTCAAGCAAAAGGAATTTATGTGCATTGTCTGAACCTTCGATGCCATTCATGTACTCTTGCAACTGTTGGTATGATGCTTCAGATAGCATTCCATTCTCTACAGTAATTGCAGCCGGCACATGACGACCTTGTTTAAAGTACAGGTAGTTCAGCTCTTCAGCTTTTCGCGCTCCGTACATATTGACGATGTTACCAATCCAGCGAGGAACACATATGTACCGCTGCCGATCTTGAAGTGAATGACTTCGCTTGCTACAAGTTCAGGGGGGGTTTTTTCGCTATATTCTCCTGTAGATGCATTCATTGTTCTTGGATCTCCGTATTCCTTAAAGAAAACTTTTTTAGTGTTGACCTGCTGCACATACTTTCTGAACCGCTTCATTCTTTTGAGAGATTTGACTTGACCCTGATCGGTATATTTAAAGTCAATTTCGACAGGATCGCCTATCTTACATATTCGCATGTGTTGAGCATCCAAATACTCGATCCCAGCTGGTTGCCCTGTACCATTACGTAACACTTCAAGAAAGCCATTCCCTGTCCGCTCTCGATCTTCTATCACATATCCTAGAACCACTTCGGCTGATTCATCATAGTTCATGTATCGTACAAGTTCCTCAAGCCTCGTCCATTCTTTTTCAGCAGCGCCTTTCTTTCCTTCTGGTGCATCCTCAGCGTTGAAATCAAAGACATATTCAATTCCTAAGCCAAAACCTAGAATGTTTGTTTTATACGCATCGATGCATTGCTGAAGAATGGTAGAATACTCAGCTATTTGTTTGAGCTCTGTGATATTGTACGGCGGCTCGATCAATCCATCAGCCTCATAGTTAAAACTATCATCATGAATTTGTTTCGTAGTTTGAGAGATGTCTGCTTTAAACACAGTAGCTTTCACATGTTTTGTCATAGCCTTCTCATCGACCTCCTATCTCTGTTCGGACGTGTCCGCTCTTTAGGCTGTTCTTTCAGATCGGTGACCTCATAATCATCTAACGCATACCAGATGGCTGAAAAAGTATGAGGGTCAATCTGAAACTCGTCCTCTATGATATTGCCGCGCTTGTCTGTCTTGTACGTGAGCGGCTGAAGCTCATAGATCGTGTTTTTGCATGAGTCAGAACATATGATTTTCTTGAACCGCTTGATCTTCTTGGTGTACTGCAAGCGTGATCCTTGGAACTTATGAGCGGCCACCATGTTGTATCCCATCTTGCGGAAATATGCGATTGTCTTCTGCTCATTATCAGCCTTGATCAGCTCTTTTGTTTCGACGAACTCTTTCAAATCCTCGACAGTAACATCATCGGTCTTACCACGATCGTAATACTCCCAATAGATATATAGATACTTCTTCTCGTGATCCACAGCCAACCTGACAACTGCGTTATATGAATCAACGAAACCAAAGTCCATGCCCGCTCTAAGCAAAGGACGATTAATATTTGAGATGGCCAACATCACATCTTCATGCGGCTGCACCTCGAATTGTGGCAGAACACGAATTCCGTTTATGCCAAAATGACCTTTTCGGGCAATTCGATAAAGGTCGGGATCGTATTCTTTCAGTTCATCCAGCTGCTTGATATAGCTCACAGGTAGAAATAGGTTATCTTCTGCCGTCGAGTGGTGATAGTACGTATCGTTGATAGCGATCGTTCGCTCTTTGTATAACCTTTCATCATCCAGGATGAAGCGATTGTTTTGATCATCCTTAAAGAAATGTCTGTACGTCCAATTATCCTGGCCGACAGGGTTCGTCGATAGGATCATGTGCAGCTGCAGCGTTGGATGACGCAAACGACCAAGCAGCTCCTTGAATCCCTCGTACTTCACTTCTGAACATTCCTCAATCCATATGATCGAGATGTTGTTGATCGACTTCAATTTGGCTGGCTTGTCCAACCCTTTGAAGATGATCCGGCTCTCATTATGGAATTTAAGCATGAGCGGTGATGTTCTACACTGGATCACATGATCGAGCCCAAGTTCATTTACGATCTCTTCAAACAGCGAAAAGGTTGAATCCCTGTGTGTGTCATAGACTTCACGAATCACAAGGGCTGTTCTCTTTTCATCCAGTAACTTTAAGATGAGTTTCAAGGCAATGTGATAGCTCTTAGATGAACCGTAACCACCCACTAGGAACTGAAACTTTTGATCCCAATCAAAAAGAAATTTTCTAAAGTGGGGATTCACTTCTTTTTCCATCAACGGTCCCCCTTATCCTTGATGATGATTTCAAACGTTTGATCTTCTTTATTATCTGTAAGCCGTTCCACTTCAGCTTTTGTTCTGTCAATATTAAGCCTCATCTGCTTCAATTTAAGCCGTCTTTCATCTTTCTCATGCGCTAAACCCTCAAACTGTTTTATCAAGCTTCTCAGCTCTCCCATCGCTCTTGATTGAGCGTTTAGGAATGTAGCATGACGATCCCAAGCAAATTGAAACTCGTATTCTTCTTCCTCAATATCAGTAGAATCTGAAACGACTGACTTTTTCTTTTTCAACTCTTTAATCATTTCATCTTTGCTTTCAACGAACATTATTTTCTGTGCTCGCACAATAGCGGTAAATTGAATCTGTATTTGCTCCCACAGCAGATCAACGGGCGAAAACTCCTGAATGTCCTGCATGATCTCAAACGCTTCAGCTGACATGTGCTTTGAGTAAAAGCCGTGTGTCTTTGCGTTTTGGTTTTGTATTGGTGCTGCTCCCCCGCTATTGCCTAACGCATTAACATTACCCGGTTGACCACCCTTTTTTGGGTGCACCTTTTTTTCTTTGGGTGCACCCTTTTTCCTTTCCCAACCATGCCGCTTTTTCCACGATTTTATGGTGTTGATCGACACTCCGTATTTTTCGGCAAGGTCCTTGTATTTCATGCCTTTGACGTAATCTTTCTCCGCCTGAATGTGCTTCGATTCCATTTACATTCACCTGCCGCCTCCTTCTGATTCGTGTTTGTTTCGGGATCTTTATTTTTTTACTTGGTGCTTGATGAGGTTGTTGTACTCTTCAAACCACTCAAGAGGAATTTCTGACCTTGCTGATATTCTTCGTTCAATAGCTGCTGCTATATCTTCTGTTCTACGTTCATCATGTAGCCACTTAGGAATAACACCTAAAGGCGGTACCGTTGTCATGTCATTCACTCCTTTAATTTGTTCGCTCTAAACTGCCGCCGCACTCTACCTTTAAGCCGATACTTTTTATAGAGATTCTTCACCGGAAGCAGTTTACAGGGAACAAAAAAAGCACCTGAAAACTAGGTGCTTTTTGTTTTTTTATTCAATTCTAATTAATGACATAATGAGTTACATGGCTCATATTAACTTTCTTATATGGTGTACCGACCCATTGATCTTTAGTATTAAGCACATCGTATAGTTCACTTGTTGATGACAGTTGCAAAGCAATTGAAACTTTAGTGCCTGTTACTAATTCAAATGTGATTGTGTAAGTCTTCACGCTCTCACCTCCCATCTTTATATCGGCAGGGAGTGAGCATACGGAACTATTCGCAAAATTTGTCGAACGAATTTAATCAATTAATTAATTCATATTGTTCTCAATAGACTTTTAACATATAATAACACCAAAAGGAGGGAAATAATGGCTATAATACCAAAATTCATTGACGAAGCAGCTAGTAAACCAGCACAAGCAGTAGGTGAAACATTAAAAGATATATGGCAATTAGGTATTGGAAGTCATGTAGCACTTTGGGCTAAAAAGCAAGAACATCGCCACAAACTAAATTTAGAAGATTATGTTGATAGAATACAAAATAAAACTCAGGATATTCCTGAGGAGTTTCTCATAGAACCGCAATTAAATATAGTAGGTCCTGCTTTGGAGGCATCAAAGTACTATATTGATTCAGAAATCCTAAGAGAAATGTTTGCAAATCTAATTTCCTCATGTGTAGATCAAAGAAAATACGCTAAGACTCATCCGTCATTTGTAGAGATAATCAAACAATTATCCCCTTTAGATGCAGAAATCTTATGTATTTTTCAGAAAAATAGACACATACCTTTAATAAGCCTAGAAGCTGTAAAATCAGACGCACATTATTTTACATTACAGCAACACATCATGGATTCACATGATAAAGTCGATTATAAAAAACAAGTTTCTTCAATCTCTAATTTACAAAGATTAGGTCTAGTTGATATTAGTTATATGAATTACTTCAGTGTTTCAAGTGCTTATGATTATATTGAATCTCACCCAGCTCTTGAATTAGCCTTACAACAAGTAAATAAACATAAAATATCTGAACCCGATACTAGACTTAATAAGAAGAAGGGTATTTGTACAAAAACACCTCTATGTGACGATTTTTTAGAGATATGTTTAGTTTAATGGAGTGGGGAGCTTATTTATCAGCCTCCCCGTCCTGCCTTCCATTTTACACTACGGATTTTTCTTCATTCAACAAGTGCACAAAGTGGCAATATTGGCATAATTGGTCGATGATATTATCTTTCATCTGACGGACCTTTTCACGAGACAGGCCCAAGTGCAGTCCAATGGCTCGATAACTCATACCTTCCATCATGCAATCATATACAACTCTGTTTTTCTCTCCTTCAATTTTGCTTGCTGCTGCCTCTATTGCATATACACGTTCTTCAAACTTGCACAACCGCTTATATAGCCTTTCTTCTCGTAAATCCATGTCACGTAATTCAGCTTGGCTCTTTCCTTTGCTCCCCTTTGGAAGAGCTGCCTCGATACCGTATTGAGCAACACCCCAACTTCGCATAGGGATGTCAGTACCATATAAAACACGCTGGAGCCGCTGAACCTCTTTTGCCATCCAGTGATAATTGTGAATGAGTCCTTCAATCTGTTTTTTATTCATGGTGCCACTCCTTTCTAAGAAATAAAAAAAGGACACCAACCAGCACCCTTAAAAGGTGTTGATCAGTGTCCGCAGGCTCTCCGTCTTGGACTTATTTAAATTTTTCTAGTTCTATTTCTTTAGCAGATATAATTTCATTTAATTTATCCAACTCAATTTTTAAGGCTTCAATATCCTCAAAGATAAGGTTAGGAACTCCTTTAGCGTTATGTTCCATTGATTGGTTCCAAAGAAATTCCAATTCAAACTCGCATATACGTTTAATTTCAAAATAATGTTGGTAATATTCATAAGAAAATTTAGTTCTATCAACAGAATTAATTTGCTTGAAGCACCTAATTATCTCTTTTTCGTCCATTTTTTTATATAATTCAGCTTCTTCTTCTGAAATGTAATCCTCATATCTTTGCGTACGCGCAAAAGCATCCATTTGATCAATTAATAGCTTTACACAATCTCTAAAATAAACTGCTTCAACTAAAAATTCCTCAAGTTTTTCTTTAAGTTTTAATGTTCGGTCACGACTCAAATTTTTCCTCATAATTCCAATAGCTACAATTGATGATAAACTTGCCCCAGCTAATGATCCCCATAAACTTGGATTCAGAAGAAAACTTTTAACTGCTTGTACATTATCTGATTGAAAGTAAAAATTAATGTCTATAATGCCCATCTCCCTAGAATAATTCTTATCAATTATATCGTAAATAATAATGGATTTTTCACAATTTTTTCTAGGTGAACAGATGAATTTACTCGCTTCCTTATATTCCCTGAAAATAAAATTCTTCTTTTCATTCGCTAGGCTGTTTATAGGTGATGCAACAGTTCAATTTGCACGCCGTTTAAGCGTTTGTTTGCGATCTTTATATATTCAGGATTCAATTCAATTCCGATAAAATTTCTACTATGCTTGAGTGCCGCTATACCCGTTGTTCCTGATCCCATGAATGGATCCAATACAATTCCATCAACAGGACAGCCAGCTAATACACACGGCTCTATCAGTTCCACTGGATATGTTGCAAAGTGAGCGTCTTTGGTTGGCTTGGTTGCAACAGTCCAGACTGAACGCTTATTTCGCTTATTTCTGATAGCTCTGAATGCTAAGTCACCATACTTCCCTTTGAATGAACCACGGGGCTTGTCTTCTCTTCTCCCTTGTTGTTCCATTCCGAATGCTCCCTTTGATCCTCTAGGTGGATCCGGAAAAGGTTTGTAAGCAGCTTCTTCTTTAATCGCTTCATGATCGTAATAATACTTTGGCGATTTTGAGAGAAGAAAAATATATTCATGTGAGCTTGTCGGTCTATCCCTTACACTCTCCGGCATGGCATTTGGTTTGTTCCAAACAATATCTTTCCGCAAGTACCAGCCATCTTCTTGGAGAGCGAATGCCACACGCCACGGCAAGCCTATTAAATCTTTTGGTTTTAATTCCGCTATTTTGTTCGAAAGGTTTATAACGCCGCTTCTTTGTCCAATAGATTGTTTATGTTCAATACCTGGATGCGCTTGGCCGTTAGCAATTCTTCCGCGGCCGCTTCCAGCATAAGCGTCACCTAGATTCAGCCAAACAGTGCCATCATCCTTTAAAACTCTCTTAATCTCTCTGAATAAAGAAACAATTTTTTGAATGTATTCTTGAACGGTTTCTTCTAAACCGATTTGCTCAGTCATTCCGTAATCTCTTAATCCCCAATAAGGCGGGCTTGTGACCACGGTTTGAATTGTATCCGGTGGCAGCGATTGAACAACTTTTATGCAATCGCCTTGAATTATCTGGTTCAGGTCCATATGGTGCGCCTCCTTCCGTTATGGCTTCAATATATTTGTAATCATTCCGTAATTTTCTTTTAATCTATTTGCCATCATACTTTGCTAATATAAGCATTAAAGGCGGTGTATGCATTGACGAGAAGTTTATTTGGAAGCTTAGTTGCCGTTTCAGTATTCATATCTTTATTACTTTTAGTAGCATCTGTATTCCAGAGTAGTTAAAACCACTCTTTCTCTTTAATAAATTACTTTTATTTAGATGCTACACAAACTGTGTTTTTACACTATTATAGGTTTTGTTAATTAGATGGTCTGTCAGATTGATAACAGACCATCTTCCATATAAAATCTTATCAGACACTATTTCTTAAAATTGTTTCGGGATTCTTATATTTACTAAGATATTCTTCGCAGCTCTTTTTTCCTGATTTAATTAACTCATTTTGTTCACCAGTAGATATTGAAAAATTAATTGAAGAGACATTACCAGTGTCCACAAAAACTGTTCTGTCCATATCATCACCAATCAATTGTTGGTTAGCTTGCTGTTCCATGATCGTTGACACTAAACTCCAGATAAAATCAAAGAATGTGTTAATTTTATGTTCTTTTGGGAGCGCTAATCCCGAGAAAATTTCTATGTCATTTTTTGAGTCTAATCTGAATCCTAACGTTTCTTTGTTATAAACGTACTTTCCTGGAATAAAACTGCTTTCTAAACTAAGTGAAGATGAATCCATTTCTTCATATGCTTCAATTTCCAAAGATACATTTAATTCTTTGTATAATTCAGTTTCCTCAGAATGTTCTGTTTCTACATATTTTTCTCTGTCAAAAAGTCTTACCGGATAGTTAGAAAGGAGTCCACCGTCTACATAAAAACATCCATTCAACTTGACTGCAGCAAAAAATATAGGTATTGACATAGATATTCTGACAGCATCTTTTATTTTCATATCAGCAAATTTAGGATCTTCAGCAGAAAATGTCTCGGTCCTGTAAGTTGACAGATTAGTTCCTTGAATGTAAATGTTTTTAAATTTAGGATTGTCCTGTATCTCTTTAAATGTTACGTTTTTGTCTATCCCTTTTTCTTCTATGCGTTTTTCAACCCACTTCATAAATTTTTTGCCTTTATACCAGCCATGATCATCTGTTATCAGTCTAAATGTATCTTTAATAACCCCAAAATCAGAGTCCATAAATTGTTCTAAATCCATCTCCCTAAGACTCTTTTCTAATTCTGATGAGCTATAACCTAAACTCACCAACATTGCAACAATAGCTCCAGCAGAAGTACCTCCAACTCGCTCAACATTATCTAAAATTTTATGCTTTTCTAAAATTTCCAAAACCCCTACATAGGCTATTCCTTTAACTCCTCCTCCCTCAAAAACAAGATTTTTAAATGGATATTCCATGCAAATCCCTCCTGTGATAAATTCACAAGTATTGTCCTCATTTCACAATGAAATATTCACATTAATTTTTAAATAAATACACATTGTATTTGTAATCTCTGTTTTACCTTAACTTATCGAACTTCCTTCTTAATACGTTATATCTCTCTACCTCCGATTATTTGATCTTGTATCCTATTTCATGGTCAACTCTCGCAAAATGACCTTTAGCAGTTTGAATGATTGTTTTTCCGTGTTCAGGCGCGTCTGTGATGTGGGCGGTTCCTTCGTTGCCGTCAATCACGATTATGCGGACCTTATCGGCTTCTATTGCGTTTTGAATCGTTGTTCCAAAGTCTTTAATTTCAGTTGGTTTCATCCGCTTCATGCCCCCATGTGTTATAATGAATTGTGTAGATTCAATAGAACTGGGGCCTTGTGCTTCGGTTCTTTTTATTTGTCCTGAAGAGCTTGCAAATCACGTACACACATTCTAAAGAGGTGTTCGTCCCTTAAATCTAAAGACAAATCAATCAAAGCCTTTAAATCAGCTTCAGTAAGCGCCTCATCCAAATTTTCAGCCCAAGACTTTGGAACAACCAAGGTATTACCACTAAGGAACCGTACTAAAATGTCATCTTCAGCTACTTTAAGTACATAACCTGCTTTATTAAGGGATTCTCTTTTACCTTTCCTAGATGCTTTGATCCAGTCTCCTTCTAAGAATTTGTTTTTCATCTTATAATCCTCCATCCTTTCCTGATCCGACTGAGCAGTTCATATTTTTTAAGTGGTTCATAGAGGTGAACACGTTGTCCATCCTCTATGTGATAAAGCAAAAACCACCGTTTTGAGCGTTTGCGTGCCATCTTAGGCAGCCCCGTCTTCCTCTTCTTTTTGATCATTCCCGTCAGAATCGTCTTTCACACTTTGAGAGGAATCTAAATCTACATCAGCTGCTTCTTCATTTTTTTGCATCGCCACAGCTTCGTTGGCTTGATCCTCTTTCCAATCCCACCATTTTTCAGCGAGTGGAGCCACTGCAGCACGGTAGTCATTGATCAGATCAACTATTGCGCCGGATGACATCTCAAGCTCTGAAGCCAATTTGCGGTATGATTCACCCTCAATGCGGCGTTTCACAATGTTAGCCATATTCTCTGGGAAACCTTCTTGCTCTGGTGCCATACCTTCTTGGATGAATTGATCCACCACTTCGCGTTTAATTTCCATAGGCTTTTCTTCAATTTGTGGTTTTTCTGCTGGTAAGCCCAATTCAGCCTCTAACTGTTCCGGCTCAGGCTCAGCAATGTGAACCACGCCCGCTCTGGTCTACTTGGTAATTTACGATAGGTCGCTCAGTGTAAGCGTTGATCTGCACGTTATAGCGGACAACATCGCTCTCAATTTCAACACGCACATCGTTATCAATCATTTCAGCAAGGTTTTGAATACTGTTTCCTAGACCCTTCGTTGAGATTTCAAGGACCAATTCTGTAACACCCTTAGGCTTGTGATTTACTTTCTTGACTGATCCATCAAAATTTACAAAAGACATATTTGTTCCTCCTCATGGGTTGGTGTGAGAGTTGAGACTTCGACTTCAATTCTTGGTGAACTGCTGTAGAATTTGCTTACATGTAAATCAACTATCTGGCTATCATCCTGCCAAATGACTTTATTCAGGCCATCTTTTATCCCTTTGATGTAGTTATCAACATCTGGCTTTTTGGCTGGTCTCAACTCGCCTCTTTCAGCTTCTGCAGCCTTTTTCTTGCTGAAACTTTTTAAAGTAGATTTGTAAACTTTAACCCTCAACTCCAGAGGACCTGTAAGAAGTTGATCAGGACGGTGATCACTTGCTGCCAACTTCACGTATTGCTTAAAGTCTCGTGACTTCTTGGGATCGTATAATCGCGTCATTCCATTCATGTGAGTAGCTCTTGGACGCCCCTGTGCAACTGGCTCTCCGTAGATGGTGAATGCTATCTTCATTCAGATGCCTCCATCCTGGCGTTATATGTTAACACCCTACTGCCACGTTGACTCTTGAGAGAAATGACAAGCATTTCAAGTTCATAGAGTGATAAATTTTCAGGGTTCTTGTCCAAACTAGCTAAATATCCAATACGAGTTAATTCACTTAAAAGGTACTCACGACGCTGTATGCTATTAATATTTGACATGTTCATCCTCCGTATTATAAAGCGGCTTCCATTTGCCGCGATAAGTTTACAAACCTTCCGTACTCTTTCATAAAAGCAGCATTTATTGTCCCAACTTCACCATTTCGCTGTTTAGCAAAGATGATTTCGACTATATTTTTCTGTTCACTATCTTTGTTGTAATAATCATCACGATAGAGGAATGTAACAATATCAGCGTCTTGTTCAATGCTTCCTGAATCACGAAGATCAGACATCATTGGACGTTTATCTTGCCTCTGTTCAACTCCACGTGAGAGCTGTGATAGCAAAATGATTGGGACATTAAAGCTTCTCGCCATATTCTTCAGCTCTTTGGTGATGGCACCAACCTCATAGTTTTTGCTCTCAAATTTACCGATTGGGGTAATGAGCTGAAGATAATCAATGACCACTAAATGATCTTGATCAGGGTGATCTTTTTTCGTTTTTCGGATCTGAGACCGGATATCTGCGACTGTTTGGGTAGGCTGATCATGGATGTAGATATCTAATTTTTCGTATTCACCCATAGCTTTGTTGGCTCTGTCATAATCTTGATCGCTAAAGTATTTTTTTGGATTCCTCCACTTCGTGCCTTCAATTCTCCCAAGGCTGCTTAACATTCGATGAGTTAACTGTGTATCTGACATTTCGAGCGAGAAAATATCAGTAACTCCACCCTTTAGCGCGTTATTACAACCTAAGTTAAGAGCAAAAGCAGTCTTTCCCATCGATGGACGAGCTGCCACGATAATCAAATCGCTTTTTTGCCAACCACCTGTCATGGCGTTCAAGTCCGCAAGACCAGTGTCGACTCCTGTAAGATCCCCTTGATCTTCTTCCATGCTCATGAATATCTCCGTCAGAACATCCATTTTCGTCCGAGTAGCTTTAACTCCAACTTCTTGCACTTCAATGGTCTTTTGATAAAGCTCAGTGATCCCCTCATCGCATGGGGCATTAGCAAAAGCTAAAGCAGCACTTTGTAAATCTCTGAGTCTAAAAGCCTCGTAAATTAATGTTTCATAGGTCTCGAAAGCATGTTTGGAGGGAACAGTACTTGCAAGATTGGTTAAGTATTCAAAGCCTCCAATTGAATTTAAAAGGTCTCCCATAGCTGCAGCGATATTGGCCAATTCAACAGGCTTACTAGCTTGTCCACTTCCCTCATCGCTTCGAAAATCCTCTTATGCCGTTCTTCAGCAAAATGTCTGGGCTCTAGTGCCGTTTCCTTAATCAGATCACCCTCAAGGATGATACAACCTAATAAAAACTGTTCAGCCTCTACGTTTCGCAAATTTTGCATTTTGTTCCCACGCTTTCTGTTTCGCTAAGAATTCATTTTGCTCTGGTTGTTTGATTTTGATTTCTGCGATAGCAGGTGGGAATCTCTTTTCAGCAATGTGCTGATCGATCTTTTTCAAAACCTGTTCATAGGGTTGATCCTTTAGGTGATCAAGCCAGAGTTTAATTCTTTCTTTTCCGATGGTGTCTGTAGTGAGTTCAAACCTTGGATAGGCAGCTGCAATTCTTGTTAGGATAGACATTGCTTGCTCTTGATTCATGTACATCAACCTCCTCCAAATTTAATCCCATTTTCTTTTGCGTATTGAGCCAGTGCGTCTAAATTACTTTGTCTATGCTGCTTTGGTTTAAATTCAGAAACATTGTTTTTAAGAGGCTGAGGTTGGTGCAACTGTGCATGCCAACGATCAAGAATCGCTGATTCCAGATATGCAAATGATTTAATACTGTCTGCTCTATGCTTTGGTTGATATTGATCGAATACCTCGTCGATCCACTTCAATATGGCTTCAAGTGGGATTCGCTCCTTGAGAATCCTTTCAATGGCAGCTGAATCTTTTGGCGTTAACATCAACCCACCTTTTCGTGATAAGTACTTTTCTTCGATCTGCTGGAAAGGAGTTAGATCATTTTCTACTGAGGCTCTCTTTTCTTCTTCCTCTTCTTCTTTAATTCTTAAATTCTTTAATTCTTGATATAGTTCCGACTTCGTACCGCTTTCGTTCCGTCTTCGTTCTGCGATAGGTTCTTCTTCCGTTCTGGGTTCTGTTTCGTGATCACTCGAAAACTCTTGATATGACTCGTATTTCACGATGGTGAATAGTGTTCCTAGTTCCGTTTCGCTAACAGTGATGATGTTGTTCGTAACGAGTTTCTTAATTGAACGCATAATTGTACTTTTAGACAGCTTTTTTAGCCCTCTTCCTTCTTTATAAGCGAGGTCCTCACATAGTTTTGAGTACGATCTTATGTACTGGCCCTTATTTAAAACAACTCCATTCATTTTGAAGCCATCTTGATGACTTGCTCTCATAACTAATAAAGTGAACAGTCTAAAGGTAGTTACGTCATTCCATAATTCGTGTTCTAATATTTTCCGATGCAGTTTTACCCATCCAGTAGACAAATAACTTCCTCCTCCCCAACATCGTTATTTAAGGCCTTTTAACCTCACATAGAGCGTACATTCCACTGATCCTAATAAAAGTAAGACCTGGCTCATTTCTTTGGATATAACCCTTTACATACGCTCTAAATAACGCAGCTTGATTACGACTTGATTTAGATAAAGACAGGTACACAAACGGAATAGGAACTTTAATGATTAGCTTCTCCCTCATTAGCTGTTCACCAGTTCAGAAAAATGGGTGATGCGGTTTAGACGATTTGTAGAACGACAATACTTACACTTTTCACATCTTCTCGGTCTTTCTCCGCCATGCTTAACCTGAACGATCCGCTCCATGTTTTTTTCTATATCCTCTAACTCAATTTCCATTCTTGACTCATCAATATTGATAACTGCTTTATCTGGTGGATCTTCTTTTGATATGGCCACAATCAAAGGCTCTAACCAATCACTACGTCCTGTTTCCCGTCTTTCTAATTCCGCATAGAGAGCCATTTGAGCAATATATCCATAGGCTTCTACAAATGAACAATAGCCAAGCTCTTGATCCCATATCCTTTCCCTAAGAGAGCGAGTTGTTTTAAGATCAGCAAAACGCCCACCTGCTGGGTTGTACACATCGAGTTTTCCTTTCCAAGGCACTCCGAACAATTTGGCTGTGATAATCACTTCTTTATCTCCTTGAAGAACAAACTTGCACAAGTCGTCATTCTGTATAGCTTCAATCATGAGATCAGCCAATTGATACTGTTTATATAATTGGCCCTTTTGTGTAAATAGAGCAGGTGTGTTCATCTTAAAATCATCAAAGGCCTGCTCTCCTTCAAGCCAGGCATGAACATATTGTCCAAATAGAAGAGCCTCAGAAGACGGCGGCTGCCATTCACCGTTGAGTTTTGCCATTGTAGCCGCCTCACACTCTAAGAAACTCTTATATTGAGAATTTGACATATAAACTCGGTCTACTCGTTAGAGTAATAATTCTCCTTGTTGATTGTCGGAATCATCATTTGCTGGCTCACCAGCCTTTTCAGCACTTTCTTTTTGTTCCTGCTGCTTTAGAAACTCTTCTTCGATTTTGGATTTTGTGGCATTAGTAGCACCTGAAGTTTTGACGTTGAAATAGTCCTCTTTCTTTGCCATTCCATCACGAAGTGAAGTATAGATGCGTCCTATTTTGAGGTAATCTTGCTCAGTGAATGCATCCAATTTGCTACCGACATATTCCTCGACCATTTCCTTCGTAACACCAAAATCAGCTTTAAATGTTGTTAATGCTTTTCTTAAGCGATCTTCTAGAGGCTCTTTATGGCCATCAATAAGTGTTCTTTGACACATATCAACTGCTGCATCAACAATGTCTCCTGGTATCACTCCGAGAATGCACGCACGAACGCGACGTGCTCCTTGGTTTGCAACCAGTTCATAAATATCTCTTGGGTCGTTGAGCTTTGTAATGGCTCCTTTTGCTTTTCGTTCATGCTTTACCGTAAATATTTTGGTCTGACGAGTATTGGTCTCAAGATCCCATGCATAAGCCATAACAGAAGATTCTCCTGCTTTTTGTTCAAGTTCCATGATTCCATAATCAATGTTCCCCCAATTCTGTGCCAAAGCTTCAGCCAGACGAATTGAAGGACCTGATACCTTTGTGCCACCTCGTGGATATTCATAGACTGCATTCTCGGCTAATAGCCTACGCTCACATGCTTTCTTGATACGTTCAAAAGCAGCATAAACATCTCGCGGAAACTTCTTTGCTATGACCATAGCTGCTTGTACTTCTTGTGCCTGCCGACTAACCATAGCTTCTGTTGTTACTGAAGTTCCTGCTGATGGCTGTGAAGCTGCCATATAGTTTGAGTAATCAACATTTGACAATCCATTCATATAAGAAACCCCCATTGAATTTAGGTGCCAACCTGCTTATAATAGTGGTTGACACCTTATTCTGTGTCTGGTTATTAAGATGAGTTCACTTGTGGGAGTGAGCTCTTTTATTTTGCTGTTTTAAATTCAAAATCAAGCTCCTCTGCAAGATATCGTTCTAGATTTTCTTGCAAGATCAGTTCACCCGAATTTTTATCCTCAACATAGTCATCTTCTAGCAATATTTCTGAACCATAAAAATCAATTCCAAAATGCTCTTCTTGCCTCACCATATCTTTTGGATAGCCGTATCTATTAATCTCTGTGATGATCGGATGCTCAATATTCATCTTCTTCCCTCCTTTTCTGTTTGGTGTAAGTATCAAGAAATCTCTAATTTTGAGCGGATCGCATCTGCCTTTAGTTGTTGAAATTTCTCAAAGGCTTGTTTATCAGGAAATTGGAACATTGGCTTACCTTTGTTAGTCATGACAATTGATCCATTCACTTGTGATAGATAGAATTGATCAGACTGTCTCTCACTGAAAGGTTTAATAACTGGTTTAGTTCTCAAGACTTCTTTCCTCCCTAACAGATTATTTGATGCTTATTCGCATCGTCCGACCGCGGATGGAGCATGATTTGAGGGGGTAGGTGTGCACTGTCCCATCCGCAAGCCGGACGACAAGAATAAGCCTTGTCGTGATCTCTAAATAACGCTATAATGAGATCGATCATTTTGTTATTCATGGTTTGAAATGATTTAAGCAGTAAGTGTCGGAGCTTGCTGCTTTTTTCTGTTTTCTATTTCCGTTCTGATCTGTAATTCCAGAGCGGCTAATAAAATGAGCCCTTCCTCTGTATGACGCATCTGACATTGTTTCACGATATCTTTCGCCTTCATTAAGCGACTTGCTGTGAACAAATATTTCATCTAGATCAATCCTCTCAATCTATTTTTTAGTGATTTGGGATATTTGATTTTTGTAATCCTCGCAGCCTGTTTTAATAAATGAACCTTAGCTTGGCTTTCGTAACGCTGAATTTGGTTTAATGATTTTGCAATATCTTTGTGAACTGCCAATGCCGTATTTGTATCAGCACTCTCTAATGCTTTCATTAATCTTTTTTGTAGTTGTTCAATACAGATCATTTCAGCTGTTATCCCTTCATGATCAATACTCTTGAAAATCGCTTTTCTCATCTTCATCCTCCAAACAAAGCCATAATGGCTGTAATTTGCTGCGTGACCGCAAGTGGATCGACACCACATAAGGTTGCGATCATGGCTTCTTTTGCATTTGTCGCTTCCATCCACCGTACATATGTAGGAACATCAAGCATCTTTTGATCGTTCTCAAATTTTGATATGCAGCTCCTTGAGCGACTTAACAATTCAGCCAACTTCTCTTGAGACATCCCAGCTCTTTTCCTTGCTTGTCGGAGCACTACCCCCAACCTCAACTTCCTCACCCCCTTAATGTTCCTATATAGAACATGTTGCGAATTGGAACAGAAAAACCTAAAAACCCGCTGTATTCTAAGGTGGTAAATTATCAATCATTCAACTGGCTGAAAATTAGATTCCATTTGTGCTAATTGCCATTCTTCAAGAACTTCTCGTTTAAAGAAAATTCTTTTTCTTACTCGGAAGAACGGTATTTGTCTTTCACGAACCATTGTGTAAACAGTGTCGTGATGTACCCCAAGGAAATCAGCCGTTTCTTGAACAGTCATAGTTGTTTTTGTTGGCATTTAACAACCTCCTTATTGAATTTAAGCATTGTCATCAAAGAACAAAGTCCAATCGATTTCTAATACTTCTGCTAATTTTTTTGCGATTTTAACACTGGGCTTTCTACTCCCAGTCTCTATCATTGTGTAGTAAGGTCTCTCAATACCGACAAGATTTGCTACATCCTGTTGTACTAGAGATTTACTTTCCCTAGCTAATTTCAACCAGTCACGCATTGTAACACCCTTTTTTAAAAAGTAACGTTTCGTTACTCTTATAATAGTATCATTATGTTACAAAATCAACCCATTCGAGAAAAAAAGTTTCTTTTTGTTACATACACTTATATGTAACTAAACGTTACGTTAGAATGTATTTATTAAAGGGTAGGTGATAAAATGTTTCCAGATAATTTGAAAAAAATTAGAAAAGAAAAAAAACTAACGCAACAATATATGGCGGATAAACTTGGTATTTCCAGACCAGCATATACAGCCTATGAATTAGGGAAAAGAGAGCCAGACCATAATACGTTAATAGCTATATCGAACATTTTAGATGTCTCGATTGATTTTCTTCTCAAAGGTAGAAACAGTATTGATGAACAAACAAGTCGAATATTAAATAATCCGGAAACATTAATCGCTTCTCGAGATGGAGAAATTACCGAAGAAGAAGCTCGTGAATTATTAGAATTAATCCTTAAAAAAGGTTTTGGTAAAAAAGATTAAATTCGGAGTTATAAAAACAGGGGGATCTAATTAAATGAAAAAAGGAAGATTGTTATTTCTACTGATTTTTTGTTTAGTCTTCCTTGGTGCATGCGGTAATAACGATACTGCTGGTACTGATGAAAAAGACACAGAGAAAAAACAGGAGACTCCAAAGCAAGGAGAATACGTCGATGGTCCTTTGACAAAAGTTGGTCAAAAGAATAAAGGTGAGGACAACGAAATATATGAATTAAAAAATATTAAAGTTGTTGATGAAACCACTGACCTTGATCCATTGTCAATAAATATCAAGGACGTAAAAATTTTGAGTATATCTAATATTTCAGATGATCTTCTCGAATCGTATCAACAGGGGCTTAAATTGAAACTTAAAAACCCCGTTAATTACATACAAATATCTTTTTCAGCAGAGAACAAGGGGAAAATTGATTTACTATGGCCACAAATATCACATGTTATCTTGAACACAAAAGAACAAGTTAACGCTAAAGAAAACCAACTACTTGACTCTGGAGAATGGGAACTTTATTCAGGAGCAAAAAAGGATATAACTCAAGGTATACCTTTTGAAAGTGATCCTAAAGACATAAAAGAAATCACTTTTGTTTTTGACAGCTCCGTTGGTAATGGAACTACTGTTACTGATGAGAAAAAGGTTAAAGTCAAATTTTAAATAGATACTCAATTTGAGTATTTATTTTTTTAAAATAAAATACGAACATACATTCTTTAACTAGGGGGTATTTTTCTTGAAATACATGTATTCCGCATTAGAAATAGAAGTGAAAGATATTTATAGCAAATTACCTTTAGATGATATGAACCCATTAAATATTGAAGCAGTGGCCAGACACTTTGATATTTCAGATTCAAAACAAAACAATGCTTGAATATGCTTTTTACTAATATGTAAGCTTCAATGTTTTAGTTATTCAAAAAGGAAAAAGACTCTAAATTATTTGTTGTAGATTTCTCATAGTAGGAGTGATTTATATGGCTAGCATTGAAAAAAGAGGAAGCAATTCTTTTAGATTAGTTGTTGAAACTGGTTACGATGTAAACGGAAAAAGAAAGAAAAAAACTAAAACCATTCGCATAGAAGATACTAAACTATTAAAGACGAAAAGAAGATTGCAAGAGTATCTCTCAGATCAGCTCTATCAATTTAAAATCGAAGTTTCTTCTGAAGAATACATAGAACCTGAAAAATTAACATTTGAATCTTTTATAGCTAAGTGGAAAGAGAAGAAGCTTTATCAAAAGAGCGGAAAACCATACTCTCTCACTACTTCCGATGTATATTGGAGACATTTAAAAAATCATATTCTCCCTGTCTTTGGCAATAAAAAAATGGAACAAATAAAAAGCCTTCATATTGTAGATTTTTTAGACAGTTTAAAAAAAGATGGCGCACGAAAGGATGGAAAACCAGGAGGTTTAAGTGGAGCCACTATCCAAGACATTTTTAAAATTTTACAAGTTGTTTTTAAAACGGCTACTGAAGAATGGAAGATCATTAAAGTTGATCCTATGAAAGGACTTCCTCAACCAGAACATGAAAAGCAAGAAATGAACTATTTTGAATCTGACGAAGCTGCTGAATGTATAAAAATTTTGTATCAAGAAGTTGATATTAAATGGAGACTTTATTTTTTAGCTGCTATGATCGGCGGTCTAAGACGCGGTGAAGGTCTTGCACTTGAATGGCATTTAGATGTTGATTGGGATCTCGGAGGCTTTCATATTAATCGTTCAATTTCTAAGACAGTTGATGGCAAACCCTATGTTAAAGAACCTAAAACAAGAAGTTCTAAACGTTTTGTAAAGATGCCTAACTGGTATATGGATGAATTAAAGCAGTACCATATCATGTGGAAAAAAGAAAAACTATTAGTTGGTGACTTATGGGAAGGTGATGATCACCAATATTTATTTCATAATGGTTTTGGTGAGCCTTACTATTACACAACCCCTACTTCCAAATGGTCAAAAATCAAAAACAAACACAAATTAAAAAATATTCGACTACATGATTTAAGACATACAATGGTCGCTCTCCTTATAGAGGCAGGTGAGAGCATTAATGCTATTCAGAAAAGAGCCGGACATGCCAGTGCTAAAACAACCTCAGATATTTATGGTCATGTCACAAACAAATTAGAATTTAACACTGCAGAACACTTTAATCATTTTGATCCTAAAAATATTGAGAAACAGTCTGGCGGATAA